TTCACTTGCTGTTCTTGACACAAAATCATCTAAACCACCATCTTGGCCATCTGTAAACCCAATTAAATTAACATCTGTTTGGTCGCCAGTAATTGTATTCCATTCAGTTGTTACACCAGTTAGATATCCAACATCATTAACTAATTCAGATACATTATCACCAGATTCAATATATGTTGAAGGAATTGTTTGACCAACATTAACCACAATTGGTAATTGTGATGGTGAATCAAATACTATGTTTGTACTTTCTAATATTATCATTATAAATTACTGTTATTAACTTTGATAGTACCTTTCAAATCTCTTTGATTTTGTGATACTCTTATAAATGAAAAATCATATACAACATCTTCATTATTCCAATCTGATGGGTTAAAATTCCATATTAGATTAGTTCCATTGATGGTAATACCTTCACCAGATATATATGATTTCAATACTTGTAAACCGTATTTTTTTGAAATCAAAATTTTACCTTCTGAATTCCAAGTTTCACCAGATTGTGATTGAAATGTTATTGAACATATTTGATTTTTATGTACTTCAAAATCAACTGATGCACCATTATCTAAATCTATTAAAGCCATATTTTTATTCTGTTTTTTGTTCTATATCACCGTATTTATCGTTGTAATATTTTATTCTTCTTGTTTGTTTACTTATGATATCTTGAAGCTTTTTATTTAATTCTTGAAGTTGCTGTAATTCAGATTCAAATTTTTTAATCGAAGTTTTAAATGAAATTTCTAAATCAGCAATTTTGGCTTTATATCTCAAATCAATATCAGTAACCATTTCTTGATATATATCCAGATTCTTTTGGAGATTTAATAAAGCTTCTTTTTCAAGATTTTGTTTACCTTGTTTAATTCCTAATTTTATGGCAATAGTATCTTTGAACCATATGGTAATTCCAATTATGGCAGTTCCTATAAACTGTAATATTTCAATTGTTTCTAAATCCATTTATTATTATTTCTTAACCCAAAAATTTTGTGAAAAAGAACTGTTGAAGTTTCTTCTGTTATTGTTTGATGTATTACCATCAACATCATATCCATCTGAACAATATCCAGCACAATATCTTTTGAATGTTGCTGAATTTTCAATTAGATATTTATCAATCATTCTAAATTTGGTGTTTGCATCTTGTTGTGCAACCTTCACCAAGTCTTTTATCATATTTCTATCAATTGGTTGTGAATCTTCATTCAACTTTTGAACCATTCCAAAGGCTGTTTGATTAGTATTAATGATATATAAGTATCTGATGTAGGCCAAATCAGCTATAAGTGATTTTAAACCTTCTTGAAAGTATTGTTTATCGTTAACCGTGAAGGTTGCACCACTCATTAAATCAGCATATTCAGCTTCTTCAGAATCAACCATCACATCAAAATAAAATTCACCAATCATTTCTTGTAAATCGACCTTTTGAGCCAATGAAATACATTCTTCTAATCTTTTTTTATCGTATTTTTTACTGATATTTCTATAATCAGCAAGTTGAACTGGTGTTATTAATAAATTATCCATTAATTATTTGTGGTTCTTGTGTTTCACCTTCAGTTGTATCATCTTTAAATGGTGATACAATTTCTAATGGTGCAGTTATTTGTTCTGAATAGTTTTTCATCAACTTGTTAAATGCTGATTCTAACATATCACGCTCTTCTTCTTTAGATTCCCACAACATTTGCTTCATTTGCTTCAATAATTCACCAGAATTACCAAATAATGATGCTTCTGATACATCAACTAAACCAAGTGGTACACCAAAAGCCAATGAAATGTTCTTTCTTGCTTGTACATCTGAATATTCAAACAATTTATCATTGTATTTTGATGATAAATCTTCAAGTTTTACTTGTGAATCTAAATCATCAGATACATTTGAAGCTTCTAATAACAATACATTACCAGCGTTTTGAGGACCTTGCAAATCATCTAATGCTTGTTTGAAGTCATATCTTTCATCATCACTAGAAAATGGTTGTACAACCATTAATTTGGTGTTTAAAAACCCTTTTTCAGCACCTCTACTTCTGAACGTTGCTGAATTTTTTTCTAATAGTGCTTCAGATAGAACTGGATTTAAATCTGGTAATGAATAAACTGTTGAAGATTCCTTTTGAATGTGTAAAATTTGCCCTTTATATTTAGTGATGTTACCAGCTTTTTCAATTTGTGATTCTATTACCTTTTTAATTGGGTTGAATCTATCATACATCTTAAAACCTTTTTCATCAATTTTACCTTTCGATTTATCCCAATTGTTATAAACAACATATTTACCAGAATAACCAGTATCATCATCTTTGAATGTTCTTACATTAGTAACTGGTATTAATTTGATTGATTTTATTTCAAGTTCACCATTATAGCCAATGTGTAAAAACACATTATTATACTTTGCGTAATCTCTAGCTGTTAATCTTAAAACCTCATTAAGTGTTTCACCATCTCTATTAACAATTATATCACCAGCATCACCAAATGATTTACCATAAATAGCTTTAGCAACTTTATCAACACATAATTTTGATGTTACAGATTGATTAATTAAACCTTCAACTAATTGTGGGTATAAATTATCTAAACCCCAATTGAAAACATCTTTTCTTTTGTCCTTTTTGATTGAAAGAATAGAATTTTTTATATGCGTGAATGATAACTTCATTATTTAGTTGCTTTTTTTCTTCTAGTAACACGTTTTTTTGATGTTGTTACTGCTTTATCTTTGCACCCTTTACAGCCTTTTGCAGCTGCTTTTGGTGTTGGTGCTGGTGTTTGTGTTTCATCTTCTTTTGAAGCTGTTAAATCACCTTCATTTGCTCCTAAACCAACTAATTCTTTCCAGTTTTCTGGGTATGTTCTGAATAATTCAATTCTTTCTGGATTTATCGTTAAAAACTTGATAGCTTTTTCATCAGTCATTCTTTCATTTGAAATAATTTCTGGTGAACCTTTTTCAAGCTTGTACATTATTCTGGGATTCTTAAATTCGAAGTTTTTCATCGTGTATAAATTTTTCATTGATGATACCATACTTCTGATATCACCTTTACAACTCAAACAAGTTTTATAACCAGTCTTATCTTCATAATCTTTTGCTAATAATTGAATATGTTTTTCAATTACTTTATCTGGTTGTTTTAAAATTTGTTCTATTGTCATAATTATCAATCAACAAAAGGTAGATGATAGTTTTACCTTCATCTACCGTGAGTATTTTGTATTCTTATTTTTGTTTATTACGCTACAGCGAATAATGTTTCAAATGCAGCTTTAGAAGTTGCATAATCAGTTTCACTGAATACCGCATATGGGTATTGTTCATATGAACCTTCTCTAGTTGAAAGTGTGAATAATAAGTTTGCAGCATTTTCAGCTGTTGAATTAGTTAATTCACTTAATTCTAAACCAGTTTCATATCCATATACTTTGAATGCATCAGCATTACCAGCACCTTTAAAAGATGTTTCAATTACTACAATAAAACGACCATTTTTTAGCTCGTTTGCTCTTTCAGCTGATTCAGCTGTTGGTGCAGTCATTCTACCAATAAAAGCGTGTTGAAATCCATCTACAGCTTCAGCATCTGGTGCAAAAGTTGAAGTTGCACTTGCTAATTGTTTGTACCATTCTAATTTGTAACCAGTTGAACCAGCATTTAAAACCAAATCAGAAATTGTTGCACCACTTACAGTAGTTGCAGCCAAATCAATATCAGTTACATTAATTAAAACCGCTGTACCGTTATCAATTCCAGATACACCAGTTGCAGTACAATCAAATAAGATATCGTTTGTTATTTTTTTATTACAAGACATAATGTGTTTGTTTTTTGTTTTATATAAAAGGGGTGGTGGTTACACCACCCCATTATTTATTGTTATTAGTTAGCTTATTATGCTAATGTGAATTCTACTATTTCTTCTGGAAATGCGATTTGTGTACCCATTTTGAATTGTGCAGAGAATTTTACAACTCTATCATCTTGTGAATACCATAATTCGAATTCTTCAGTTTCGTTTTCTAAATCAACACCTACGTAAAAGTTTGATAATCTACCAGCGAAGATTCTTGAAGTTCCATTAAGACCTTCAACAGCTATAATTTTACAGTTTGTACCAGCAACCATCATTTCAGTTAAACCAGCTTCTGATTCAATATGGAAATAGTTCTTGTTTCTTACCGCTCTAGCGTATAATCTGAATGTATCGTGACCTACCATAATTGCAGCATCATCAGCATTTAAGATTTCAACAGCCATTGAATCATATACTCCATCAATAACAGCTTCAATATTTGCTACTGTTAAAGAAGTTACTGAACCAACGTTACCATCAGTAGTACCAGTTGCAGCATCAATGATTTTAATTAAACCATCAAATTTTGAAAGGTTTGCATCACCAGAACCAGTGTCACCTTGCCAGATTGTAGTTTCAGTTGCAGCATTAATTTTTGCTACTTTTCTACCAGTCCAATCAGCTTCAAAAGAAACTGAATCATCAGATGAACCAGCTTTTAAAGTAGATTGTAAATACACTGCATTTAAATCTTTAGGACAAATTGATTCTTGTACCTTAACACCACCAACAGTTAAAATTCTTTGTGAAAAAGTTGTATCACCAACTGAATTGAATCCACAAGAATCTGTTTGAAATGTTACATCAGTATCCATTATATTTATTGCTCCACTAGATTTGTAACCTACTTGAAGGTTCAATACTTGTGTGCTTGTCGCTCCAGCTACTAAGCCAGCGATTAATTCGTTTTTGTTTTCATCTACATATGCAGATAAGTTGCTTACATCAAAAGCCATATTATTTTCTATTTTTAAGAGTTGATAGTATTGACGCTGATTTGGTCATACCACCATTATTATTTGTGTTTGGTTGTGTATTTTGTGCTGTAATTGTCACATCTTCACTACCTATTAATTTTTTAATAGCTGTTATTTCAGCTTTTAATTCTTTATTTTCTTCTTGAAGTTTTGCTGTGATTCTTTCTTCAAATAATTTGATTAATTCTTCAAAGTTTAATTCTTCTTCTTCAGTTTCAGTTTCAACCGCTGTTTCAACTTCTTCAGTTGCTTCAACCGTTTCAACTTCTTCAGCTGATGCATCAACTTCAACATCTTCAACTTCTTCAGTTGCTTCTTCAGTTTCTTCTTCTTCAACTTCAGCTGGTTTAACTTCTGAAAGTGTACCACCTTCAAAAACCCATACTTCACCATCTGGTGAAACATATTCACCACTTGCTGGTGAACCATCAACTGTTGCTTTATCACCAATTGTTGGTTGTGCATCTTCAGCTACTTCATCAAATGAAATTTCAGTTCCATTTGCATCTTGTAATACCAATGCTTTTACTTCAACTTCTTCTGTAAAAAATGCATTCAATGCATTCATAAATTTTTCTACTTTACTCATCGTTTTTTCTTCTTTTTCTATGTTATAAAATGCAACCGCTTGAAGTGGAATTCTAACTTCAGTTGCTAATCCTAATTCAACAGCATCTTCACCAGAAATGAATGTTTCATTTTCTAGTAATGTTCTAATTGATTGTTCTGAAATGTTTGTATATGTGGAATAGAATTTTACGAAGTCATTTTCTAATGCTTTCAATTCCTTAGATACTTCATCAAGGTATTTTGAACCACCTTGAACTTGTGCAAACGGTAGGTGAATCATTAACCTATTCATACCAGCTTCAGCAATTCTAGTATCTCCAGCCATAAAGATTGAAGCAGCGATTGAATAAGCTTGTTTAGCTACTGTTGTAATTGGTAATTCTAAACCTCGTAAATACGAAAATATAGATTGTCCAACCGACACTGAGCCGCCCACGCTATCAATGATAACTTCAACTTCTGAAGGATTTGAATAAGATTTGAATTGTCTGATGACATCTAAAAGATTGATATCTTCACCAACAACACCATTTATATATATAGTTGCTTTCATACCTTTATACATAGTGGTAAAGCAGCTGTAAATCACTAGATGTAACGTCAAGATGTTACATAAATAAGAAAACACCCTTTTTAGGGGTGTTTTCATAGATAATTAAAACGTTTTGAAGTGTCTTAATAGCTTAATACGGCCTTATCATAGGGTATAATGAACACCGCTTTGGTATGGTAACCATTATTACCATTAGATGCAGTTGCTTTTGGTAGTTTCATATACTCTATTTGGCCAAAATCAATTGATTCTAAATCAAACAAAAAGGTTTTATCTAAATATTTTGTTAGATAAAACCCTTTTATGGTTTTGTTTATGTTTTCAAATTCACTTTTTTGTTTTGAAACCTCTTTTAATACACCTTGAAGTTTATCCAATTCAATAATTGTACCTTCTGGAAAATTAGTTGAATTGAAATTTCTGGTTTTAACTTCACATACACCATCAACTTGTGGTGTATAATATTGGTTTGGTGTACCAGCACTATAAAATGTAAAATCAAATTTTGAAAATGATTCATTCATTAATCCATTTAATGTGATTGGTTTGTGTATTGCAACAAATTCTGCAATTGTAGCTTCTTCAGTGTTTATATAATTCTTGAAATCCATTATGTTGTTTAATAATAAATACAAATGAATTTTAAAAACCCCAGGTAAAATGGGGTTGAAAGTTAAAAGATTTCGATAAACCTAGTTTTTAGATATGTTTCAATTGTTTTTAAATCGAAAATATTTATTTTAATATCAAAAAATAATTCTAATTCTAGTTTGAACGTTGCACCATCACCACTTTTTACATCTGGTTGAAGTGGTATTACATTAATTAATACATTATTGATTGAAGTAAAATAAGCTTCTATATCATCTTGTATAATGAATTCAAGTTCATCTGGTGCTGGTTGATAGTTTATACTTCTATAACCATTTAAATTAGCTTGAATGAATACTTCAGTATCTGAAAGTATATCAGTATTTATCATTTTGTTTTCTTATTTAATTTTAAAATTATACGTTGAATTGTTTTAGGGTGTAAACGAAATTCTTCAGCTAATAATTTATACCTTCTATTTTTCGAACCAGTTAATTGATTGAACTTATCATAAATTGAAAGATGTTGAATTAAGGTTACATCAACTTGTATATCATTTCTAATTAATTTGATTAAGGTTTGAAGGTTATTATCTTTTGTTAGAAGTTGGTATATATTCATATTATCTATTTTTTAAATCAATAACCTTATCACCTAAATTCAAAACTTGTTCTAGTAATTCTTCATCTTTATAATCTAGTGCTTGAAGTTGTAAAAATTTCAATTTGAATTTTGTAATATTTATTAATTCTTCTGATTGAAGATTGTCAACACCTAGTGTTTTCATTTTAAAATTTGAATAGCTACTTATTCTTTTTAAATGTTCTTGTACTTGAAATAATTCATTCATAATATCTTTTGTTTATATATAAATATGATTGAATAATTGTAAAGTCAATTTATTTTGAAAAAAGTAGAAAATAATTTCGGTTGAAGATTTATTCTTTAATTCAAATAAGGAGTTCTAAGAGGTTTAAATTTTCTCGTTGAATAAGTTACTCCAATCAATATTATAGTTTATTAGAATTAACGTGAAGGAGTTTAAATTTGAAGTTGAAGGTTATTTCTAGTTGAAGATATATTCTAATTTAATTTTAAGTTCAAAATATATTTCTGGTTGAAGATATTACCACTAGGATATTTGTAAAAGTCTTATTAGTATTAATATTATTAATTATATATAATATTTTATTTATATATATTTTTTAATAAAGTATTCTTATTTAGTATTCTTATTTAGTTATCTAATATAGTAGTCTTATTAGAGTAGTATAACCATCCTAGTGGCACTAGTATAACCATCCTACTGGTACTAGGATATATATACTAGTGGTACTAGTATAACCATCCTAGTGGTACTAGTATATATATCCTAGTGGGTTATTGTAGGAATATTCAACTAGTAGTTAAAATTTAGTATGGTATGATACTTTTCTTCACTTCAACCGTATATAACCCATAAGATTATTCTCAATATAGTTTAAAACTATCACTTCAATCTTTCCCATAGAAAAAAAGTATGACGTTACAAAAATAACTACATATTTATAATAAAGGATTGTGACATAATCCAACCCCTTTAATCATTTTGATTAGCCCAGTGCGCAACACTGGGTGTTGTGGGGGTTAATAAAACAACAAATCAAAAACATTATAACAACAAAATAAAAAATTGCAAAAATGAAAAATAGAACCTACTCCAAACAATATGATGGAATCTTTAAAATTCCAAATCTAAATGGTAATGAATTTATAATACTGAATCTTCTGATTTCAATGGACGAAAGCGAAAACATTAAAAACATATTCATATCTGATAAATCAATTTCAGATAAGATTTTCAACCATTTGAAAAAAGATACAATCAATAAAATTATTCGCAAACTACACCAGAAGAATATAATCACCACAACCCAAATATTTAATGAAGGTCATTCTGGTTCAGATAGAAATATTTCAATCAATGAAGATGTATATAAAATATTAGATGGTGAAGATATTACCATTCAACCAAGAATTAAATTAAGTAAAGAAGATTATGAAAGTGCTAATGATATTTTAACTGGTAAAAAAGAAGCTATAACAGCACCAACGGTTGAAGATATCCAAACACCAACTGAACCAATTCAAGTTGAACCAGATGCTTCTGAAGCATCACCAGAACCAACTGTGGTTACCACACCATCAACTGAAAAATATCCAATCAAAAATATTTTGAAAACTGTAATTGATAGTGATGGTGCAATTGAAATAATGGCTGATAATATTCGAAAGAAATTGAGTTTAAATTCTAACATATCATTTTTTGATATAAATGATGCAACACTTGAAGAAGTTGGTGATGCAATGATAACTTCAAAATATATGTACACTAATATAAAGGGTCACGAATTAGCACCAAGTGAAGTATTGAAACTTGCTGAAGATATTAAACAACTACCAACACCAATATTAGAACCAATCATTGAAGTTCAACCAGAACCAGTTCAACCAGAACCAGAATCAAAGGTAATTCAAATGACAATAAGCAAAGAAGAACAAGAATATAATCAAATGGCTGCAAATAATCAAGATTGGTTTGAAAAAACAATCGCAATGCCAAATAATGCATAATTAAATAAAACCCAAATATGAAAATTTACCCTACAACAAAAGAACTTAAAAAGAGTAATGAAGTTTATTATAAACTAAGATATATCATAAATCTATATACTGGAATATCACCACTGCAAAAAGCAATTTTAAGATATATCGCATATCAATTTGCTCTTTATAAAACAGATGAAATGGTTGAAGATGAAATGTTTTATGCAATTGAAACTTATTCAATTAATCACCTAACAAATGAATCATTTACAGATTCATATAAAATATTTATTGAATATGAAGAACTGGTTCATAATGATTTTATTATTCGAGAATTTTATTCTGATGATTTAAGGACAATATGCCAAATAAATTATAATAAAATTTTGAGTAATTATTCTTTAACACCATCAGCACAACAAATAAGAAATAACAATTTAAACTAATCCAAAAATGAAAACAAATTATGAAGAAAAACTGCTTGAATTAATTAATACATCATCACCAGATGCATTTAAAATGACCAATGCACAAATCAAAGATAGAATAGATGGTATATCAGAATACCAAATTAATAAATGCCTTAGAAGCCTTGTAAAAAAACAACTGATAACAAAAGCAACATCAAAAACATTTGATGATGTATCTGGAATCTGGAATAACAAAAGAATTATATACTCAATTAACTAATGACATCAAGAAGAAAATTAAATATAAATAAACCATATAAAGTTGCAGTGCAAACTGAAGATAAATCAACACCTTCTTCAATCACAATTAAACTAATCACCTACTTAACACCAACCATTGAAGATGATTATACAAAAAGAGTTCTTAGACTATCTAAGAGACTTAAATCAACCTTGTATAAGAACATAAACAAATCAACATTTGATGCCAATAGAACCATTCTATTCATTGATACAGCTGATATATCAATGAAACTAAATAAACCATCATATGCACAAGTGAATGTGGTGCTGTACCAAAATAAACCTTACCATCAAATGCATTCAGAATTTATGATGAATGAACTAAATGAAATATCAAACCTAATAATGAATGAACTTGAACTAAATGAAACATTCAAATTCAATAAAACTAAAACCCCAAATCAATGAAAAAATATTTACTTATTGCCCTAATCATATTAACTTCAATTAGTTGTACTAAAGAAGAAATAATAGAACCAGAAATTGAAAATTGTCTATGTGATAGATACCTTACATTCTATTGGTTTAATAACCCAGAAGAAATAATGATACCAAGATTTAAACATACACCAGTGTATTCAGAATCTTGTGAAGATACTAGAACTATGAAAATTCTAAATATCGATATACCAAATACAACAATTTTATTTCCAGAAATAACAGTAGTTCAATCTTATGTGGTGATTGAATATGAATGTGAACCACTACCAGAAAGAAATTAATTATGAAACTATTAAAAAACATTACGAATTATATTACAACTATGGGTTGGATTGGGTTACCAGCTTCAATAATGAAATTAGACCTTCAACAAAAAGCTTTATTTGGCCTATGGTTAATAATTCCATTCTATGTGTTACCACACTTTGAATTTGGCCTTGATAATGGCCTAGCATTATTATTAACAACAACATTATCATTCATCATTGCTGTACTGAAAGAATCAAAAGAACCTAATAAATTTAATTGGTTGAATATAGCAGCAACAGCTGGTGCAACATTCATTGGTTCACTATTACTATTAATACTTATATAAACAAAAACAAAATGAAAAAATTAAACAAAACACAACTAACATTATTTATATCATCAACAGTATCATTGATATTAGATTTTGTAATTCAAAATAATGAAGTACTTGGTATCAGTTCAAAGATTGTAATACTAGTAACTCTATTGCATTCAGTATGGCAATTATATAATTCATATGCTGCATCTGATATGGTGAAGTTTGCAAACGATAACACCAATAATTCAATCAGTGCCAAATCAACCAATACCCAAATTACAACTGATGATTTGAACAACTGGATGAAAAACCAATAATAACCAATTATTATATTGAATATGATAATCAAAACAAACAACCAAATGAAAATTGAAATATCAATACCTAAACAAAGAAGATGAATATGAATTAATTAATGCATATCAAAATGGTGATGAATCAGCACTTGAAAAACTGATTCACTTTAACCAACTAAATATAAAGATGATTGTATCTAAATTCAGAAGCCCAAAAGATGATGATTATAATGATGCAATACAAGAAGCTAACTTTGGTTTGATTAGAGCAATCCAAACATTTAAAACATCAACCAATAACAGATTAATTTCATTGGCCAATACCATTATAAGAAATCGAATCTTTCATAGTACACTTGAACAAACTAATTCAATACGTGTACCTATTGAATCACAAATATTATTTAGAAAAATAGAAGATGATGAAGATGTTGAAGCTAGTGATTATATGAAGTTCTATTCAACATTCAATTATAACTGCTATGAAATATCATCAACACCAAATGAAGATGATGAATATCAAAATTATGTTCATAGTTTCAACAGTACACCAGATACAACAATTATTAATTATGAGAATAAAGAAGAAGTTGATATAATGCTTGATTGTTTATCTGAAGATGAAAAAGTAGTGATTGAACATAGATTTGGATTAAATGATAAGCCTATTATGGTGTACCGTGAAATCTTTGATATGTACTTCAACCCAGAAAATAGAACCACAACAAGTAATAACAAAATCAGTATTATATATCGTAAATATATTAAGGCTTTAAAGAAGATTAAAAAGCTATACGATAAGGATATATTAACTCGTTAACTATGAAAGGGTATTACACCCATTATTTAACCCCTTATATCAATCGTATAGGGGGTTTTTTAACATCTTGTGAATAGTAAAAACCGTTTAAAATTCTTATCTTTACACCATAACATTTAAACCCAATATGATATGAGTACAACAGTTGAATTGAAAGAAATTGAATTAAGTGAAACACAAATTAAAAACATCACCAAATTCAATAAGATATGTAAAAAACTAAATCCATTACTAGAAGAAAAATATAAAGAAGCTGGTATTGAAGATTTATCTGGTGATGAAAAATATAGATTATTTAATATTGTTGTATCTGATAAAACTGTTGGTTTAAGGATTGGTGATGAAGGTTTACACGGTAACCAACACCAAGTTCAAGAATCATCATTAAAGAAACATATTATTTCAATGTATAACATATATCTAACTGAAACATATAATGATGATATTGTTAATCAATTGAAGTTATAATCAACCCTTATATAATAACAACCCTTATATCTTCATATAAGGGTTTTTTAATGCGTTCTAATGAACGTTCTAATGCTGGTGATATGATAACATCATTCAACCAGATAACACCAACACACCTTTTAATAATATTCAATAGGTAAGGGGTTCTACTCCACTAATATATTGTAAGAATTTACAACAACTTACTTTGTCCTATAATCGAAATAAGAGAATCTATAACCTTTATGATGTTTCAGTTTACCATTACATACATTTGTAATATTAGGTGCTGTAAATCCAGATACTTCACAAGCTGTTGAAGCTGATTCCCATTCATTAACCAGTTCACCAGATAATGTATATTGATATAATGTTTTATCTTTTGAATGTTTTATATTGTATTTGGCAGTACACCATTCAAGGTTATCTAATCTATTATTAGTACTATCTTTATCTATATGATTTACTTGTGATAAACCTTCTGGATTATTTAAGAATTCTTCAGCTACCAACCTATGTATCAGATATGATTTGCGTTTACCTTCTTTACGTAGATTTATTATTTGATAACCAACACCATTTGAATTAGATTTAAGAACCTTTTCAACCAGTATCATATCAGTACCATTATTTCTTTTAATTAACCTTTGTAATGATTTGATGTTTCCAAAATTACTAATCTGATAATAACCTTCATAACCTTCAATTGTTTTATATATTTCTTTCATATATATAAGTATCCCATAAAACATAAAAACTTATATAATTTATATTAAAAATTTATGTCCTATAATATTTGTTATGTAAAATACTATTTATACACATACGCTTTTTCTTACAAATACCTATTAATATATTAATATGTGTTGATGGTGTTATGTGATGGTTCTGATGGTGCATTATGGCCTTATCCCCTACCCTATTATGGTATGGGGGGTGGTGGTGTCTAAAATGCGTGTGTTTTATGTATCTCGTTAAAAATGGGGTTATATTGATATGGTTTATCATCTACCCTTATTAATAACCCTACTTAATATATCATTTCATACCATTAATACCACTATTATTTGTTCAAAACTCTTTATAACTTGCTTTTTATAACTTACTGATAATCTGTAATTTTATAATCTAACTTTAATTATATGATAAATTTAGATTTTAAGAATATCGAATCATCAAGCTGGGATTTCAAATTAATATTAACTGTTCTGATGTTAATACCTTTTTGGTATGTTCTAATATTTGGAATGTTTAATGACTTCTTCAATGATAATCATTATTCAATAATAATATTAATATCATTTTGTGCATCTGTATTTTATTCGATAATTATATTAATAATAATGTTTAATAATAGTTTAAAGAGAAGAAAAAAATTCAAGAAGTTCAAAATTAAAAAACCTATTCTTATTAAAATGTATATGCTTAATTTAGCCTATATAGGTATGCACGCTAGTTTATTTGGCATATTCGAAAATATTTTAAGACTTTTTTATCCTTCTAGATATGCTGAACTTACTCTGTTTGATTTCTTTGCTTTTTCAATAGTGTTTGTATTAATAATCTTTTTATTCCTTTTAATAAGACTCCATATTTCTCACCGTAAAAGATTTAAAGTTAATAATGATGGTGGTTGAATGATGTTTTTCTTCTATGTATATTTTACTATGATGATTTTGTTTTGATAGTGTTTTGAGAGTTGGTATAAATGAAGAACCCTTGATTCTGGGGTTAAAATCAAGGGTTTTGTAATTAAGATGGAATTAGAATATTAATACTTATATTTTCGTTTTTCAGTTACCTTATTAAATTTCACAACATCTTTTTTCTTTAGGGTTATATTTTCAAGTTGTGCATAAGATGTTTCAATTACATCTGGTTTTTCATCATATGGATATTCACCATCTTTAACTTTGGTATCATAGGCAAATTCAAAAGCTTCAATTTCTTCTTTACTTAGTTTTAGTTTTTCATCAGTTGTTGCTTCTTTGGTATTATGTGCATATATCCATTTATTATATGGTAAAATTGAAAGGAAAGTTGATGTTTCAGAAAGTCCTTTATATTGAATTGTTACTTCATATATATCAACATTATTTTTATCAGTGAATGAATCAATTATAATGTTTTCAATTATGTTATTAACGGCTGTTTGAAGGGTTATAAAATCACTTTCAAGATTAGTTACTGATAGATATTGTTTATAGTTTTTTAAGGCTTCTGAATTGCTTAAATCGGCTTCTTGTATTTTAAGTTTAATCAAAGAATCTTTAATGATTTGTATTTGGTTTTTTGCATTATGAAATTCTTTCAATATGAATTCATCGTCTTTAAGAACAGCACCCAAACGTTTTGCATATGTCTTAACTGTTTGGGTCGTTGATTCAAGTTTAGCTTCTAGTGTTTTAATTTCAGATTGTATATTATTCAATACTTCATTATCATTAGATATTGCTTCTATCATCTTCAATAATTGTTTATCTGTAAAAAGATGTTTAATTATGAATGATTCAAGTTTAGTAATATTCAAACCTTTATTTCCACATCTGGTTGAAGCTTTACGATTACTTGAACAGATATAAGCGTTATCACTTCCATCTGGTCTAAATCTGCCATAATAATTACGGCCACATTTTTTGCATCTTAAAAGGCCTTTAAGAAGATAATTATGTTTTGGTGTTGAAGTTCTTTTACCTCTCCTTGCTTTTATTGCATCTTGAACTTTATTAAACACAATTTCATCAACTATTCTTGGTACTTCACCATATAAAGTTGTTTCATTTTTTTTCGATTCGTGGAATGTTCTAATGCCATTATACCAAGTACAAGATAAGATACTTTTAACTGTTTTTTCTGACCATTGAATTGAATCTTTGGGTTTAAATGTTTCTTCTTGGGTGTATTTATTTGTGTTTTTTAAATGGCCTTTTAATTGACCTAATTTTGTTGGTACATTATCTTCATTTAATCGATTTGAAATTTTATATGGTGATATACCAAATAGATAATCATTAAAGATTGAATTAATAATTTTCACTTCATAATCATCTGTATATGGATTCATATTATCATCAGTTCTATAACCGTATGGATAAACTCCCCATACTTTACCTTCATTAAAATTATCTAATAAAGCTTTTCTTGTTCCTTTTGATTGTTGTGCTGGTTTAAGTGCATCAACACCAGCCATAACAGTTAGATGAAACATTTGAATTGGGTCTGTTAAATCAACATCACCTTTATCACCAAAATGAAGTTTCACATTATTTTTTACAATAAGTTCTGCAAATCTTAAAACCAATAAACCACTTCTTGCAAGTCTATCTTGCCTTCTCATCCATATTGAAGTTATTTTACCACGTTCAATATCTTTCATAAGTCGGTTCAGTTCTGGTCGTTTTTTTTCGTCTTTAGTACCAGATTTACCTTCACCTTCATTATATTCTTCAAAAGTTTGGATTTGTTTTTTATTGATGTATTCTAATGATTCCCTTCTTTGATTTTTAATTGAATTTGAATCATCATCTTCTTTCGAAAGTCTTAAATAAACAGCTAAACACATAATTGAATAATTTTATTTTACAATTCAAATATAGGTTTTTAAATACCCCCACACAAATTATCGATTCTGATTTGAGAATGTTTTTTTTGTGTGGGGGTATAAATATTCGAATTCTAAAGGGTTACAGAAGATTATTCAAATAAATATTTTTTCATAAATAATTGCAGCAAGTATAATTATCAATGAAATAATGATTATGGCCTTACCAATTTTAGAATTGAATAACCACATTCTACCATCATTTTTATGATAATTTTTCATCTGATTTAAAGGTACAAAAAAACCCAACATTAAATGCTGGGTTCTATTTTATAGTGTTTCAGTATTAATTAAAATACTGATGTTGATTCTATTGTTTGCACTCTATTTGATACGGTTGATATTTCTTCAACTGAAACAATTGGTGCTGGTAAATTTGCTGAAGCTTCAGCAAGTAAATCATAATCAATGATACTTGAACTTGGTTGTGATACACTACCAACAACACCACCATTAGCCATAAATGGTACACCACCACCAGCTTGATTCATTGCAGATAATTGTGGTAAAAACATTGCAGTGGTTCTTCTATTCATTACAGCTTCACCATCTTCAGCTTCAATATGAATACCACCTTGTGAATGCCTATTACCACTTAATAACATACCTCTTTCAGCTTTTGGTGTTTTGGTTGATGCAATCTTTTTAACTGCACTTAAACCAGATGCTAATACTGTACCAGTTGAAACAATTCTTGCACCAGTTGCAAATGGTTCTGGTAATGTAGATGGACTTTTCCAAACTTCAGTAATACCTTGGTATGTGTTAATGGTTGCTTGTGCAATACCAGCTGCTTTTCCAGCTGCTGTATTTTTACCAAGTAACGCTGCAACTTGTCCAAGTGTATCAGATACAACAGATAATTTTTGTTGTGCTAATTGTTCTTCAATAAATGCTTGTTGTTGTGCATACTTTTGATTTATTAATGTAACATCAGCACCACTTTTTTCAGCTGCTTCAACATCTCTTAATCTTTGTTGTTCAATTCTTGCTGATTCTAATTCAAATGCATTAGCAAATTGTTCTTCTTCAATTGCAAGTCTATTTTCTAAATCGATTGCATCAGCTTCAAGTTGTGCTTCTTTTCTAGCTAAATCATTTTCTTCTTTTTGAATTCTAAATGATTCATCAATTTCATTGATAGCTGCATTATATTCAGTTTGATTAATAACACCTTCAGCTAATTGAGTTGCTGCAAATTCTCTTTGCTTTGTTGCAATACCATCTAATCTTTCTTGTTCAATCTTTAATGCTTCATCACTGAAGAATTTATCATTATCAAGTTTAGATAGATTATTTTGTACATATGCATCAAGTTCAAGTTGTGCATTCTCTACTGCAATATTTGCTTTTGCTAAACCTAATTCATTTTGAATATTTAATAGTTCAGCATCAAATGCTGCTTGTGTTATATTTCTATTTCTTAATTCTTTTTCAAGAATCTTAATTCTTTTATCAGCAATTTGTTCATCAATCTTTAATTGTTCTTCAAGTGTCTTTGCTCTAAAACCTTGTGAAGCAATAAATTTTGTTAGTTGGTCATTTTGTAATTGAATAGCTTTATCAGCTGCTTCTTTTCTTAATGATGTAAGGTTCACCAATTGTTCAGATTCTTGTGATACTATTCTTTCTTGAATTTCAGCAACTTTTAATTCAGCTTCAGCTTTTGCATCTAATGCTTCAGTTGTATCACCTTCAGCTTTAATTCTAAGTTGTGCAACTCTTATTGCTTGATTTGCAATAGCAAGTTCATCAGCACCTTGTTGTTTTAATACTTCACCTAATTGTTCATTAGCATCAGCACGTTCTTTAATTGATTTAGATTCATCATCTCTAACTTGTCTTAATTTTTCAGCTGCTTTTTGTCTATCAAGTTGAAGTTTTTCTGCACCTCTTTGTGCTTTCACTAAATCTTGTTCAGCTTGTTCTAATACTTTAGCATCAGCTGAAGCTTGTTTTACTTCTTTATTGAAGTTTCTTAATGATGCAGCTTGTTCATCAAAGTTCAAGAACTCTAAACCAGTTGCAATTGCATCTAGTGCATTATATATTCCAACTTCAACCAGTTCAAAACCTTTAACTAATCCATCAATTAAGAAATCAGCTAATGGTTCTAATGTTTTGAATAGTTTATTACCAATACCAGAAAATGCGCTGAATGCCTTTCTAATCTTGTTGGTTGATTCTTCACTTCTATCTAATGCAGTTTTAACTAATACTAATGCACCAGCCACTAAAGCGATAACAGCACCAATTGGTGTTGCAATGAATGCTAAACCAGCTTTTGCTGAAGATAAAAACCCCTTGGCCACACCACCCAAACCACCAGATACTTTATCAAGTTCTTCTGGATAGTTACCAATATTTTGAAATTGTTTTTCTAATGCTGATGAACCAGCATTAATTTTTGCATTATTATCATCAAGTCTTTTATTAATTACATCAATAGCTTTTGCACCTTCAGTTGTAGATGCATTCATTTGATTTCTAATCTTTACAAGTTCAGCATTATTTGCTTTTGCTTCATCAACTGATTTGATATTCTTATCTAATGCATTAGTTAATTTATCTTGTGCACCAGATGTTGTTTGAAGTACTTTAACTTGTGCATTATATTCACCTCTTAAAGATTTTAATTTCACTTCATTTTCAACAAAAGTTTTAGATGAAGTTTCACCAGCTTTTTTTAAATCTTTTTGTGTTGCAGTTAAATCATCAATTCCTTTTTTGGTTTGTTGAAGTTCACTTATTAGTTTTTTATTATCTATTGCTAATTCTGCAATAATTACTTTCTTTGCCATTATTCATAGTAGGTTTTTGTATTGTGGTTAATCTTGTTAACCATTATTAATTGAAAGGTATTTCAACCAGTTCAGCTGCAACAATTGGTGATGCAACATTATATTTTAATTTGTTTGCGTAATAGTATCTACCAGTTTGTTTTAAGTAGATAAGCTTATAAAAATCAAAGTTTCTTATATCAGATAAGTTCATATTAAATTGAACTTCAATCTGTTTATATTCATTTACCAATTCAATATATTTTGAATAGTATTCATCAAATACTTGTTCATATGGTTTTGGATTATTCACCACCATATATTTTTCATTAACATTTACAAATGGAATACCATTAAATCTTAATTTATATTGTTTGGTTGATGGTGATAGTTCAAGTTTTACAATCTTTGGTTTATTATCAACTGGTACATATTCTAATGCATCTTCATCAAACTTTATTAATGGACATCTTAAATCTAAATTGGCCGTGTTAGAACCGTTTAAAATACCATTAGCATCATATATTTCATTCGTAGGATTAAACACTTCATAAATAGATGTGAACACTGTTTTTTCTGAACCAGCTATTTTATTATTCAGTGTAAAGAAATCATCAAGGTATTCTGAATTATCAACTTCTGAATCTTTGTTTGAAGTGTATTTATATCTGAAATAGTTATCTTCTTGATATGAATTATTGAATGTGGTTTTTGATATCTCATTAACCTTCATTGAATAATCAACAGCGTTTTCTGAATCAGTTAATAGATTATTGATATTCTTTAATTTGATTGTTTTAGAATCTTCATCTTTATTCATCAATAATCCATATCTCATTAAAGTATCTTTTACTAAATCGATTTGTTTTGTTTCGCCAAAGTTTAATGTATTACCAGTAACAGTGATATTAGTATCAGTTATTGCTGACATACTATAAGTCATATCATAACTAAAAACTAATGCTTGTCCTACAGAAAAATCTATTACATCACGTTCAGAATATGATTGTAGGTTGAAGGTAATATCATCAAGAATTTCAACATTAATTTGAACTGTTTGTGGAATACCATTTAATGAATTATCTAATAACCCAAAATTAGTACTTAAAACACCATTTTTAAATACTTGAATTAATAATAAGTCACCTTTAGCCAGTGTATATGTTGGTGTAAATTCAATT